GCCCATACCGCAGCGGGTAGCTGACCGAGGAGACGTCGAGCGCGCGCCCTTCCTGCTTGGCCGCCTTGGTCTTCCGCTTGAAGGGGTTGCTGAACAGAGCCAAGCGAGCGCCCCCTTAGAAGACTGAGTCGAGCAGGTTGTAATTCCGCTTCCGGACGAGATGCGCGCGGGACTCGTAGGCCCAGCGGGCGAGCGTGATCGCGACCAGCGGCGACGTGTCCGATGCAGCATCCTTGCGGGCCCAGACCAGCGAGTCCGCGTTCAGCTTCGTCTTCGCGCCAGCCACGGAGGCGTCGAGCTCCGGCTGCCCTGTGTGGCGGAAGGTCGCCTGCCGTGCCGCGTCGAGGAGCTGCCCCGTCGCGGCGGACATCTCCGACCACGAGGCGACGGCTAGGTCCCCGCGCTTCGGGGCGTCCTTGTCGTCGGATGGCTTGATCCCGCGCTTCTGGAGCTCGGAGCCGAGGGAGTCGAAGGTCGCCTTGCCCATCGCGACCGCGATCGGGTCCAGGGACTCGCGCCACTCGACGACACGGGGAATGATCCAGTCGGTGCCGGGCCTGTAGTCGATGATCTGGACGTGACCGAGCTGCCCGTCCTTGCGAATGCCGTAGAGTCCGATGGCGGCATAGTCGCGCTCCGGGGCGATGTCCACGGCGATCGCCACATCCCCGTCGCGGCGTGACTCGCGGTCGAGCATCAGGCCGTTCCATGCCCCCATGTCGATCGCACCCCCGCCGATGATCTGCTTGGGCCAGAGGCCGAGCACCTCGCGCCCGAAGCCCTTGCGGGTGAGTTCGCCATTCGGGGGGCACAATGCCTGGATCGTCTCGAGCGACACGCGACCCCGATTGAGGCCGGGGCACGCCTGGGCCCAGAGCCGATGGTCTTCGATGTCGATCTTGTCGATGTCGTCTAGGAATCCATCGAGTCCCCAGTCTCGATACCCAAGGCGCGGGGCACCGAGCTCGGCGCGCTTCCGCAGCGAGTACATGACCTCACCCTCCTCTCCGCTCAGCGGTGGGGAGGAGAGGAAGATGGTCTGCGCGTTCCGCTTCGCGATCAGAGTCGGCGCAATTGCGTCCTGCTGCTCGGAGGTGTAAGCGAACGCCTCGTCGATTACGTTGACGTCGGGGCTGAAACCGCGGAGGCCGCCCTTTGAACGGGCGAAGAACAGGATGCGCTTGCCGGAGTCGAGGCGCTCGAAGCCGCGCTCTGAATTGGAGTTCCAGACCTTGACGGTGATGCCGTCAATATCGATGGTCTCCTCGGAAGCCTTGCGGTGCGACTCGCCAAGGCCGCGGAAGACGCTCCGAATGCGGCGGAAGGCTTGAAGCGATGTGTCGTACTTATGGGCGGACCAGGTGATGTCCTCACCCTCGGGCCTGCCATCCTCGCCCGGCTCGCCACCGAGGAGCAGGCCGTAGACGACTCGGGCTTCGCCGAGGACGCCCTTGCCCTGCTGGCGCGCTACCCACTCGGCATACTGATAGCAAGCCCACTTTCCATCCGGGCGGATGGACAGCATGAGGTCGATGCCGTCGCGCTGCCACTGCTCGAGCGACTTGCCGGCAGCCTCCATGAGGTCTGCGGCAATGTCCCCGTCTGAGTCGACGATATCCGCCGGGCGGAGCTCAACTCGAGGCCGCTCCGCTCCGAGCAGCTCGTCGTGCGGCGAGGTCTGCAAGGACTCCACCGCCCTTCTTCGCGGGCTCGGCCTTCGGAAGGCCCTTGTCGAGTTCGGCGACGATGCCCTTCAATGCGGTGGCCTGCTCGCGTGCCTCTGCGAGGACGCGGTCGACGTAGACAGTCACCTCGGTTCCGGTCTCGTCGTGGCGGAAGCGCAGCCAGTCGTGGCCGGCGAGCTGTCGATCCAGAGTGTCGAGTCGATCGAGAATGCGGCACGCCTCTACGGCGAGGCCGTGCATAAGCGGGGGGATGTCGCCATCGGCAGTGAGGGCGGCCCATAGGCGCGCGCCGGAGCCCGTGGAGGGCTGAATGTCCATGACTTGGGTATCGAGGGCCTTGCAGCGGCCGGGGACGCACAGACCGTGATCTCCGGCCTTGTGGTGCCTGTAGCGGCGCTTGACGAGGGCGTCAGAGTCAGCCATGGGGGTATACCCTCCGTGTCCATGCTGGCCCGGCGAAAATTGCGGGGGGAAAAATGAGCGCGACGCGCGGGTCTACACCACTGCGCCCATTCAAAAATACCCCCCTGCGGTATGCGCGGCACTCCCAGCCGCGCGCCGTCGGCACTCCCACTGGCACCCGGCGGCTCGGCACTGCCACGGCATTGCGCATTCGCTTGCCTGCGGCTCGTGTTGGCATGCGACAACGCACACTCACATGCAATGCACACACCACATGGCATGCACAGTGTGGGTGGTAGGCATAACCACCCCTGCGGAGGGCCCATAAGGAGGACCCGCTAGGCGCAGGACCCCTTGACCGGGGTGCGACCGCGGCGCTGCGAGTGTTAGTCAGTGCCGTGGTGCCTTCGGATGCTTGGGGTGGGCTGGGTGCTTGGGATGCTTGGGGTGCTTCGGCCAGCCATGGTGCGTGCTCTTGGGCCAACCCTTGTGCATGCTCTTCGGCCAAGCCATTGCACCCACCTCACACTGTTCTGGGATCTACTGCGACCATCCCGCGAGGTGCCCCCCTGGCTATAGGGCCGCACGGTCTGCCGAACCTGCATGCGCAGTCGGCTTTGGCCAGTCCGCGAATCCGGTTCGACCGGGTCGAGTTGCAGCCATAGTGCGCGAGCCTGATCTGCGATCGGTCGTACTCGTCGCCGCCGTGCTGCAGCTGGATCAGGTGGTCGGCGCTGCGGCTCATGGGGTGCGTGCGCGGTAGCTCCTGGTTGACGAAGCGGCCGCACAGCCAGCACAGTTCCTCTTCGTCGTAGACCTTCTGGGCTATGGTGCGCCAGCGGTGGTCAGCCTTGCGGTAGGTTCGGCTCAATCCAAGCCTTCGAGCAGGAGAGCACAGTCGCACCAGCCATCTTCGCCCTGAGCTAGACCAACCCAGTGTGCGCAATGCTCGCAATGCTCGCCCTGCTTGCGGTCTTCACATCCGTTCATCTGTACCGATCCCACCCGACCTTGAACCACAGCCGTGCCCGGTGGATCGGCGTCGTGACGAGCAGCCAGAGCGTCGCGATCATGGCAGCCTCCAGACAAAGCAAGAGGGCGAAGCTTCCGGATTTCCAGACACTTCGCCCAAGGCGTGACTAGCATAACATTGTCGAATGACAACCGTGTGATTCATGCCGGGCGTGTCGGCGTGTTAAATGCCGAAAGCCCCCGACTCCGGATTGGAGTCGGGGGCTTGGCTATGGGATCGGATAGAAGTGGTGGAGGTCACCACGCTGGGCTTGGCGTGCATACATGCCCATGCGCCCTTCATTCAAATTCATCACGACATTATCCGGTAGACCTCGGCGTATTGACTTTGCACTGAACGAGGATGCGTCTCCGTAGTGCTTGATCCGCAGCTCCACGAGGGGGTGAGTGGTCCCCGGCTTCTGGTGCGTATAGATCGGCTTCATTGGGTCGGCTGGGGCCGAAGATACGCCTCAGTCGAAAGAACTGCTTATTGCTGCGGGCATGGAATGCATGGGCCGCATTTGGTGGTTTCCGCATATATTCATCCTCCTCCATCATCGCTCACGACGCATGCACCGCCTTCACGAGCCATCCCATCTGCTCGGGCGGCCAGCCTGCGCCGCAGCACGCGCACTCTGCTGTCCACTGCCACACCTTGAGCATCCCGCCGTCAGCATCCCAGCAGTGCACCCGCAGCGCGGGCTTGCCCTCGTGGTAGAGGACGCTGCAGGCAGGGCATGGGAGGGTGAGCTTCCGCGGTGGCTTGGTCGGCGCGACGATGGCGTTGATCTTGTCGATCCAGTCCAGAGTCACGTGCTCGAGGAACGCCATCCACTCGGCGTTGATGTCCTCGATGGCCCATGACTCGACGATGGCCTTGAGCCCGCCGGCGAAGCTCGGGATGAGCTCGTGCTGGTGGTCTGCTGCCTCGCGCTTTAGATCCTGGAGCAGCGCCATCGCCCCCTCGCCGATCGGGAGCGAGGCTTCACTCGACCCGCCGCCACTGCCGTGCTCGTTGGCCGTAATGGCCGCTTCCAGCTGATCGAGGAGCGCAGGAACGGAAATGGGCCCTTTCGGGCCCATTGTGAGGTGTTCGCGACAGAGTCGGTGGCAGTTATCTCGGAGCGACATCGGCTCCCTTCCATCGCGATCGGACGACGACGACGACTTCCGCACCCGCGTCGAGCAATGCCTCCGCGTCCGCGCCAGACGAAGCGAGTGGGAATGTCTTGCCTTGGACAGTTGCCCCGTATCGCGAGGCACACATGGGGCAGCAGGCGACGTGCGCGTTGCCCCATGCTGAGATGTGGTCGGAAGCCGAGACGTGCTCGATGCCGTTCTCGTCGACGTAGCTCACCGCACCTCCTCGATCGTCAGCACGACTCTCGCCGCGCCATAGCCTCCGTGCCTCATGTCCGGCCCCTCCACATGCTCGTGGTCGTCATCAGCCCACAGCCCAGCGTCGGTGAGGCCGTCGCAGATCGCCTTGACCGTGGGCCAGAGGTTGTTCGGGTCGTAGTGCGCGCGCGTCGGCTTCCAGAAGCGGGCTGTGACGTGGACGCGGGACTGGAACATGTTCGGCGACTCGTTCTCCACGGGCGTTGTACCCAGCGCCTTCCTGACAGCCTTGACGCCCAGCCCCCGCCACTCCCGCGTCAGCTTCGCCTTGTTGAACCGGAAGCGGCGGTCGTTTGAGTTGAGCCAGTCGAGGTCGTCGGGCTTGGGGACTTCGAGAATCAGGATGCGGGTCACTGGTCCTCTTTCGTCCGGTAGGGGTTGGGCGTGTTTTCTGACGCGTAGTAGCCCTCGTCCCACGCTTCTCGGGCCAGGTTGTTCAGTCCCTCATCGGTGACGACTCCCGCCCGCGCCTTGTCGAGCTCGGCCAGCAGGTAGGCTATGTCGCCACACGCGGCCCCGATGCTGTTTGGTCCGTAGCCGTCCTCCGCGAGCCGCGCCCGGATGGCGGCGATACGGTCCTCAGTCATCGTCTTGCCCTTTCGTCCAGTGCGAGGAGGTCCAACGCCTTGCGCTCGGCTTCGAAGTCGTACGGCTCCTGATGCCGCATGTCGCACTGCTCAGTCATCGTCGGTCTCCTCAATGGTTAGGCGCGCGACGGCGTACCGTTCGCGGCGGCCGATGTTCCGTGTCTCGGCTTCGGCTTGCTCCTTGACGTCTCGGGCGTCGTCCTCGTCCCAGATGTCTCCGCTGACGACGCGGGGCGCGCCGCCGACCTGGTTGAACTCCACGACGACGTAGCCGAGGTCACTCATCGGTGGCCTCCTGTGCGGCGAGCCAGCGGGCGGCCATGGCAGCCCTGTTCACAATCGGCACCCCATCAATGACGATGGTCCCTGTAGCCCCAGCTTCCGCCTCGGCCTTCTCCCGCAGTTCCGCGATGATGTGGCGGCGCAGATGCGGCAGGGCGGCGGTGAGGACCGTCTCAGTCGCTTCCTTTGGGGTCGCCCACATGGCCATGGCATCGCACGATTCCTCGATGAGGTAGTCGTCGTGTAAGTCGGCAACGCCTTGTGCGACGGCGGCCTCCCAGTGCCCGCTCACCGTTCGCCTCCGACGTGCAGGATGGTCGCGGGGAGGTGGATGCTGTTGAGCTTCAACCGCTCGGGGTCTTCTTCCTGTGGCCATGACGACACGTTGACGGTGCCGTAGTCGTCCTCCCAGAGGATGAATGGGCGCTTCCACTCGTCCATGAGCACGAGCGGTTCGCCTTCCTCGAAGGATCGGCGGATCGCGTCGTGAAGCTCGTCTGTGGTGGTGACCGTGCGGGGCTTGCGGTACCCGGCGGCGAGGATCGCGTCGGCAGCTGCTCTGGTGCTCTCGCCGTTCCCAGCCAGCGCGGCATAGATGATCCGGTCCAGTTCGTCGCGTTCGGCGCTCATGCTTCCTCCCATGCGGTGACGCGGCGGCGGACGGCTTGGTGGTTCCAACCGGTCGGGATCGGCGGGTACTTGTGCTCAACCCATTCATGGGCCGTTCGCTCGTCTCGTGCGTGTTCGATCTGCGTAACCGTTTCGAGGGTCATGGCCGTGCGCTCGTACCGGACCGCCCATTCCTCGGTGGTGTGCTCCTGGAACCACGCGGTCACTGCATCAGCGATCTTCCGCAGGTCGAACTCGCCCTCAACCGTCGCGATCAGGTCGCTCGTGCCGTATGCGGCGTAGTCGTCGGCGTTCTCGATGATGGCGACGCCGATAGCCTTCGCGAGGTCGTCCCGCCGTGCGGCGAGGTCGTCCCGGGCGGTCACGCGTCACCGTCCAGCAGGCGGTGGCCGGTGAAGTCGGCAAGAACCTGCTGCGGGCCGTACTCCGAGCCGTCGTCAGCGATCCAGAATCCATTGGAGAAGAGCCGAAACTCGTACACGACGTGCCCGAGTTCAGCCCTGACACCAGCCCCCGCCTCGGTGGGCAGCACGAACGGCTCCGGGTCCGCGAGGGCGGCGGTCAGCTTCGCCTTCAGCGCCTCAGCGCCATGCGGGTCAGCGTAGTCGCCGCGCACCTTGTAGAAGTCGTGCGCGACAGCCTCCACCCGCGCCAGCTTCGCCTCAGCGGCTTCGGCGCGGATTCGGAACCCCTCGCCTTCCCGTTCGGTAGTGGTCTGTGCCTCGGCCTGTCGCGCACGGACCGCAAGGTTGCGCTCGTTGGCCTCCGCACATGCTCGTGTCTCCTCGTCTTCGGCGGCCATCTCATCCCCGTGGAGGTCCACTTCGCACAGCACCCGCGCCGCACGGGCCTTCAGCTTCGGCGTCGTGTACGTGTCCGAACCGTCGAGGACCACCAGGTCATCCGGGGCCACAGCGCACTTCAGGAACCGTGTGGCCTCACGGTGGTAGTCGCGGGCCTGCGCTGGGCTGGGGGAGAAGTGGAGGCCTTGCCCGCAGTAGGCGTTGGCCTCCCAGTCGGGTGCGGTGACGGTCTCGCCGATGGGGTAGTGGAACCCGCGCCCGGACTTCAGGTCACCGTCAACGGCCTTGTAGACGATGAGGTGCCCGTCGTCGTTGGCCTTGACACCGTGGTAGTCGGCCCAGTCTTCGTGCTTCTCGAGGTCGAGTTGGGTGATGTCGATGAGTACGCCTCCTTCGACTGTCGCCTTGCCCGAGTGGAGGTGCACGGCGACGTATTTGGCCGCCTCGACGCGGCTGGAGTCCCACGCCACGACGCGGCTGGAGTCCCGCGCCACGACGCTGCTGGAGCCCCGCGCCACGACGCTGCTGGAGTCCCACGCCACGACGCGGCTGGAGTCCCACGCCTCGACGCTGCTGGAGTCCCACGCCTCGACGCTGCTGGAGTCCCGCGCCACGACGCTGCTGGAGCCCCGCGCCACGACGCTGCTGGAGTCCCACGCCACGACGCGGCTGGAGCCCCACGCCTCGACG